CAGCAGGATCGCCAGCCCCGCGGCCCGGATGTGCGCGGCCTCGTCCGCCGTCAGCGCCTTCCAGTTCTTCCCGCCGTTGCTCGGCACAAGATACCGGCCGGAGAAGGCGATGCCCAGCCCCGCGGCGATCTCCGCCGCTTTCGCCGTCAGCGGCGCGGCGCTGTCAATTCCTTTCATTCTTCTGTTCCTCCAGCGTCTTTTTGTACTGCGCCGTGCTGATGCCCAGCAGCGCGCCCAGGAACGCATCGACGGCCGTGATGGTGCCGACGATCTGCGCCCCGTAGGGCAGGCCCCAAATCTCGCTCAGCGCAAAGTACAGCGTGCCCAGCGCGGGCAGGACGATCTGTGCGATCCATTTCAGGATGTCATAGGTTCTGTTGCTCATTGGTCTACCTTCCTTTCCAAGTCTCCGATTCGGTTGTTTGCAACCTTGATTTTCTCGTCCAGCACGCCGACGTCCTTTTCCAGTTGGAATGTCCGCTCCATGACGCCGTTGTGCTTTTCGACCTCTTTGCGGAGGCCCGATACCTCCGCTTTGATAACCGCGATGTCTCCCTTGATCTCCGTGTCGGAGACGGCGCTTTTTTGTTCGAGCTCCGCGATCAGCTTGTCATGCTGCCCACGGGAAATCAGCCATTGTCCGAAGATGGTGGCCGCCGCGGCGATGATTGCGCCGATGATCGCCTCCGTCATGTCACGTCTCCTCCTCGTAGGGGATGCCCGTGATCTCCTCGAACTCCTCCGGCGTGATGCCCTTGCCGGGCTTCCGCTCGTTCAGCTCGACGTAACCGCGCAGCGTCTCCTCTGTGATGTAGTGGAGTTGCCATTTGCGATTTAGGGTATCGAATTTCTGGCTGTGTTCCATTTCTGCGTCCCTCCTTTACAGGCTGTCCACGGCGAGCTGGATTTCAGAGAGGACCTGCTGCACGCCCTGAATGGCAGGGGATAGCATCATGTCGTACTCCTCCTTCGTGTACTCGCGCTGCTCGTACACCCACTCCGTCACGGTCTCCTCGCCGTCCTCAACGGGGAATGTCTCCCGGCGGATGTTCCGCCGCTCGTAGACGTAGAACTCACTGCTTTCGGTGTCGATCTCCGCCGGCCGCTCCGGCGCGCTGCTTCGGACCGTTTTGAACTCTGTCATAGTTTCATGCCGCCTTTCGTTCTTTTTTTGCGCAAGCGGAAATGCGCCGCTTGCAGTATTGGATGGAGACCTTCGGCTTGATCCATTTCAGGTAATACCCGTATGCCTGCGCGTGTCGGAATGGACTCATGCGGCTCAGCATGGATGCGCTGTCATGCCTTAAATAATGCCGGACGCGGTGGATGTGGTTTGCCTTCGCTCGCGCGCGTTTAAGGATGCTCTTTCGGATCGTCACACGGTCGCGGTGGATCACGAAGCCCAGCGCGTTCACGGCCCGGCCGCCGATTTCTCCCGTTCGCCGGTTTATCCCCTCGAAGCGGTACACCTGCCAGTCTGCTTTGAGCGTCAGGTCCAGCCGCTCCCGGAGAAACACGGCGATCTTGCGGGCCATTTCGTGCAGCTCCTTTTTGTTCCGGTGGTATATGAACAGATTGTCCACATAGCGCAGGTAATGGTCCGGTTTGAGCACCTGCACAATGTAGGTGTCAAGCTCCTCCAGATAGAAATTCGCCAGCCAGGGCGACGTGTAGAATCCCTTTGCCAGCCCCGGCCCGCCGTGTTCGATTGTCAGCTCCATCGTGCCCAGGAATCGCTTGTCCCGGATGCGTCGGCGCAGTTTCCGGCAAAGGCGGTCCGTGTTCACGCTGTCGAAGAACTGCATGATGTCGCCCTCGAAAACGTAGAACCTGCGGCCCTTGTATGCGTCCCTCCAGTGCCGAAGCACCCGCGCCGCGGCGTGCGTGCCCCGGCCGGGCAGCGAGCCGTAGACGTGGCCGTAAAGCCGCGCCAGGATGATCGGCCGTAGCTGCCGGACCAGCATATGATGGATGATCTGTTCGTCGTCGAAGCGCGGCTTGCGGATGTTCCGCCGCTTCCTGTGCGGGCCCTCCTGGATGAATTGCTCCTTGTGCCGCGGCGGTCTCCATTCCCCGCGCTGGAGCTTCCCTATGATCTCGTCGGCTTTTTCGTCTTTCTTCTCCAGAACACGCGCGACGACGGGCCGCTGCCGCTTGTACTTGGCTGCCTCCTCGATGGAGGCCACAACCTCGTCGTGCTGCGTCATGCGCTGGAACAATCCGTTGTAGCTTTTCATAAGAGGTCGTTTTCCCTTCTTATCCCCTCCGCGACGGTGGGCAGCGCCTCGGCTGCTTACTGGCCGCGCCTCTTGGCAGGTTGATTTTCAGCGAGTGCTGCGGAAATATGCTCACATTGTCGGGGCCGCGGCCGCGTTGGCCGTGGTCCTTAATCAGAAGGGACAAGCAGAGCGACGCGCCGATGTTCCAGTTCGCGTTCGACGCCGCGTTGTTGACGTTCAGGTAGCGCCCGCATTTCGAGCCGTTGTTGCAGTTGCCGCCGACAATCGGGACGGAAAGGCGAGAGGAGCCCAGGCACGGAATCGTGAGTCATATTCCCGTAGAAAGACGGTTTAGCCGCTGGGGGATATATCCCCCAGGCCCCCTATCAAGAGGGATTTTTCAAGAAGAGCGACGCGCCGACGTGCCAGGACGCGTCCGACGCCGCGTTGCCGACGTACAGGTAGCGCCCGCAATACGAGCCGATGTTGCAGCCGCCGCCGACAAGCGGGACGGAAAGGATGCCCGTGTTGATCCAGTGGTAGCAGGCGTCATAGTAACCGTCGCTCCCGCCGGCGTCCGTCGGGAGAAGCCCGTAGGGCGTCTGCTGGCCCTTCTTCATCCATCCGCCGCTGGCGACGGTCCGCATGATGCTCTCGTAGCCCGCGCCGGTGAAGTTGTACCCGCCGCCCTCCGGCGTCATTTTGGCCTTGTAAATGCCGTGATCCTGCAAAAGCCCGACGATCCGCTCCCAGCGGTCGCCCCACAGCACATTTGTCATGTGGAACACCTTGACGTCGCCTGTGGTCGTGTTGTAGCCGAAGAACTGGCCCTTGTCGTTCAGCGTTCCGGTGTCGTGCAGGTCGGTCGCGCTGCTGCCGCCTGTGCTGTGTCCCTGGCCGAACACGGCCTGATGGTTGCAGCTCTTTCCCAGGAAGGTCAGCAGGTCCATCATCAGCTCCCAGAACGCCCAGGTCATAATGGTCCACGCGCTGCCGTTGGCCTCCGCCTGCGTGACTTCCGTGCTGGCGCTTTGTCCACTCATGGGATGCTGGCCGGAGATAGACCGGAGCTTGCTGCTGACGGTGCAGCCCTCAAACATGGGGCCGAAGGCCAGCGGCGCGATGCTGCCGTCCGGCCGCGTGTGCGCGTATGCCTTGTACCCCTCGTCGTACTGCGTCTCGCAGAAAATGACGTAGCGGTAGCCGTTCTCGTGGTAGCGCTTCACCCACACCGTCGGGATTCCGCTCATTGCGTTCCCGTCGTACCCCGTTTCTGCGACGTCGCTGGCCGCTCCGCCGACAGCCTTTTTCGTGTAGTCGTTCGGGTCCAGCTGATAGTCCACGGCGCCGGAGGATTTCACCATATACGGTTTGTTGTCCCGGACGAACCACAAATCCGCCATGCTGCCGTAGTTGAACGATCCGCCGACGTAATCCATGTGCGCCGGCGTAAGGCCCACGGCGTCCAGGATGTACTCCACGCGCTCCGACGGGTCGCTCTCGCTTTCCTTGATGCGGTAGCCGTAACGCTTTGGGCGCTGACCGCGCAGCTCCGCCAGAATCTCCTGTGACGTGCTTTCCTTCGCTACAAATACCTTTTCGCTCATGTCGTGTTCTCCTTCCTCATTCGATCAGCTGGATATACAGCGCGCCGTCCTCGACGCCCAGCTTGTACTGTGCCGACGGGTCGTTGTCGTCGGTGATGATGTCCGGGCCGGTGGGACCTGTCGGTCCCGTCGGGCCGGTGGGACCTGTCGGTCCCGTCGGGCCTGTCGGTCCCGTTGGGCCAGTGTCGCCGGCCGGTCCCGTGTCTCCCGTTGGTCCGGTGTCGCCGGTGGGTCCAGTATCTCCCGTCGGTCCAGTGTCGCCGGTGTGCCCCTCCGGGCCGGTTGCGCCAGTTGGTCCGGTCGGGCCGGTTGGTCCGGTGTCGCCGGTGTCGCCGGTCGGGCCGTCCGGTCCTGTCGGGCCTGTCGGTCCCGTCGGTCCCGTCGCGCCCGTAGGTCCGGTTGGGCCGGTGTCGCCCGTACCCTGCGGGCCGGTATCTCCAGTCGGACCGGTCGGGCCGGTGGGGCCGTTCGGGCCTGTGTCGCCGGTCGCGCCGCGGGGGATGCCGAGATTGAAGGTCGCGGCGTTCGGC